ATAAAGTTTTAACAACTTCAGATGAAGCATTGCGGCGTTGGGATATTTGTAAAGAATGTCCCTTTTTATTATATGATGAGACTAACCCAGATACCGGTAAAAGGGATGGGAGGTGTGTTCAGTGTGCATGTTTTATGAATGTTAAAGTGCATTTTCAACAATGTAAATGCCCCGTTGATAAATGGTAGTAAAGTTATTTTTTTATTAAAAAATATATACGGTTTGAATATTATATCTTATATATATTATTGAAACAAGTTACGTAATAATAAATACTAATTATTAATGTTAAATCTAAAATCTAAAACCTAAGGAGAATGTTATGGATATAGAACAAGTCAAGCAACGACTTACCGAGTTGCAGAAAACATCATCAACTGCAAATTCATTTTGGAAACCACAACCAGGAAAAACTCAAATTAGGATTGTCCCTTATAAGTTTAATAAGGATAATCCATTTATTGAGTTATATTTTCATTATACGTTGGGGGATAATAGAACATATATTTCCCCAGTTTCATTTGGACGACCAGATCCGATTAATGAATTTGCAAGTAAATTAAAGTCAACCGGCGATCGCGACGATTGGATTCAGGGTAAGAAACTTGAACCTAAAATGAGAACCTTTGCTCCTGTTGTAGTTCGAGGTCAAGAGTATGAGGGCGTCAAGTTTTGGGGCTTTGGTAAGACTGTATATCAGGAGATGTTAAGTTTTATTGCTGATCCCGATTATGGTGATATTACAGATTCAACAGCGGGTCGAGACATAGTTGTTGAACGTCAAACTCCAGCAGAGGCTGGAAATCAGTATGGTAAAACAGCTATTCGTGTTAAGCCCAATCAATCACCAGTTACTGATGATAAGGAACTTCTTGAGAATATTTTCAATAGTCAGGTGGACATCGTTGAGCTTTATTCTGAACCCACTTATGATGAATTAAAAGATCTTTTGAAGGGCTATTTATATCCCGATGCGGAATCTAGTAATGAATCTGCCACTGCTGATTCAAGTTCTGATTCCCCAACTCCCAAATCTCCAGTAGACTCAGTTTCAGATATTGAAGATGCTTTTGATAAATTATTTGAGTCTTAATTTAAATATAAAAAATAAATTTACTATTGGAGGAACGTCATGGGACGGGATGAACTTACTGAAATCATTGCCGATGAATTAAATAAACAGTTCAAGCACCAGCAAACAGCATATTTTTTAGGAGACTCTGCAACTTCACCTACAGATGTTGTTGACTGGATTTCAACTGGATCATCAGTGCTAGACATTGCGATTTCAAATAGATCGCATGGGGGATTTGCAGCGGGTAAAATTTCTGAAATAACTGGTCTAGAAAGCACCGGAAAGAGTCTTTTAGGAGCTCATGTATTAGCTAATACTCAACGTCGGGGAGGGATTGCAGTGTATATTGATACTGAATCTTCAGTCTCCCGTGAGTTTTTAGAAGCTCTGGGTATTGATATTTCTCAAATGATTTATGTTCAACTTGAAACTGTTGAAGAAATTTTTGAGGCGATAGAAAATATAGTTACTAAAATTCGTGAATCTGATCGAGATCGATTAGTTACTATTTTAGTTGATTCAGTAGCGGCAGCATCTACTAAAATTGAAATGGATGCTGATTTTGATAAAGATGGCTGGGCAACTGCTAAGGCAATTATTATTTCTAAAGCAATGAGAAAGCTTACTCAAATGATTGCGAGACAACGGGTTGCTTTAATTTTTACGAATCAGTTAAGAATGAAATTGGGAGTAATGTTTGGAGATCCATATACTACATCTGGAGGAAAGGCTATTGGTTTTCATTCATCGACCCGTATTCGTTTAAAAAATGCAGGTCAGATTAAAGATTCAAAAGGTAAAACTATCGGTATTAAAATCAAAGCTCAAGTTACTAAAAATCGATTAGGACCACCATTGAGAATTGCTGAGTTTTCAATGTATTTTGATAGGGGAATTGATGATTATGGTAGTTGGTTAAAAGTACTATCAGAATATAAATTAGTAAAGCGAGGTGGGGCGTGGTATACCTTACTTGATCAGAATGAAAAAGAAATAAAGTTTCAATCTTCTACTTGGGGTGATAAACTAAAAGAAGATGATGATTTGAGAAATCATGTTTATGATCTCATCTGTAGCAAAACAATTCTTAAATATCAGACTGATACTTTGGGTATAGACGATGTTATAGAAACAGATGAAATTATAGATGATGTCTGACCAAGAAAAGAATGAAAAATATTTATCAATTTTAAAACAAATACAGCAGGACGATTTAAGTTCTGCGACCAGTACATTAAATGTTAATAGTCGCGTTTTAATTATTGATGGGTTAAATTATTTTATTAGAGCTTTTAGTGCTAGCCCTGCCGTTAATGATGATGGTATCCACATCGGAGGTATAATTGGTTTTTTAAAATCTCTAAGGTTTACCCTTGCGAGTATAAAACCAACCAGATGTATTATTGTTTTTGACGGCAAGGGTAGTGCTAAAAATAGAAGAAAGATATACCCCCATTATAAAAATAAAAGAAAAGTTCGCCATCGGTTTAATAGGAACGCTACTCTAGCGACTACAGCGCAGACAGAAGATAAAGCAATTAAAATGCAGCTAAGTCGTCTTGTTAATTATCTTGAACAATTACCTTTAACATTAATATCAATTGACGGATTGGAAGCAGATGATATAATAGCATATATTGTATCAAACTATTTAGTAAATTCTCAAACTATAATAGCGAGTTCAGATAGAGATTTTTATCAATTAATAGATGATAGAGTAACAGTTTGGAGCCCCGCAAAGAAAAAAGAATATAAAGTAAATAATGTATTAGAAGAATTTGGGATTCCACCACATAATTTTTTAACTTATAAAATTTTAGAGGGTGATAAATCAGATAATATTCCGGGTATAAGGGGCGCCGGATTAAAAACAATTAAAAAATTTATTGAACCTATAACTACTGCTGAATCTTTTGATATTAAAGAATTATTGGCTTTTGCTAATAGTTCAAAAAGTAAAATAAAGTTAATAAAACATATAAGAGAAAATTTTGTTTTGCTAAAACGAAACTATTTATTAATGCAACTTCAAAATGTTGATATAAGTAATCATAAAAAATTATACATTCAAGAGGCGGTCGAAAAGAAAATGTCCCAACTAGTAAAATATAAATTTTTAACTATGTTTATTCAAGATAAATTATGGAGTCATATTCCAGATATGGACTCTTGGATTGTTGAATTTATACGATTAGATAGATTTAGAGGGTTACAGAATGGCAATAAATAAATTAGCTCAATTTGGCCACAGTTTTCAAATTAAGAGTATAGTTTGTTTTTTAACTCGTTCCAATTTTATTGAACAGGTTTATGATATATTAGATGAAAATCATTATGATAGTGAAGCTTTAAAGTGGATAGTGGGGCAATGTAAGAGATATTTTTCTAAATACAGCAAACCAATTACTTTAGATGTTTTTAAAATAAAAACGGGTGATATTCAAAATGATGTATTGAAGACGTCCGTTATTGAATCCCTAAGAGAAGTTTATCAACATCTAGAAGCTCCAGATTTAGATTTTGTTCAAGATAAAACTTTAGATTTTTTCAAAAATCAAATTTTAAAAAAAGCAATTATTCAATCTGTTGATGTTTTAGAAAGTGACGGCGACTTTGATAAAATTAAACAGATAATTGATGATGCAATGAGAGCGGGTGTAGAGCGAAATATTGGACATAAATATATAGACATGGTTGATATTAGATATCAAGAAATGTCCCGCGATACAGTTTCTACTTCGTGGGATATTATAAATGAACTTGTCCAGGGCGGACTAGCAGCGGGAGAGTTAGGTGTAATTGTTGCACCGAGCGGTGTTGGAAAATCGTGGAGTTTAGCTAGTATAGGAGCAGCAGCTGTTAAAAGCGGTAAAACTGTTGTTCATTATACTCTTGAATTAAATGAAGCATATGTTGGGCTGAGGTATGATAGTATTTTTTCTGGTATACCGGTACAAAATTTGAAATATCATAAAGCGGATATAGAAAAGAAAATGACTACTCTTTCGGGTAAATTAATTATTAAATATTTTCCAACTAAAACTGCGTCTGTTCATTCATTAGCATCCCATTTAGTTAGAACAAAAATGTTAGAGGGTCACGTAGATTTAGTCATTGTAGATTATGCAGATGTAATGAGAGATGCTCAAACGGCTAGAGAAATAAGACATCAATTAGGAAATATTTATGAAGATTTAAGAGGGCTAGCTGGAGAGTTAGAAATCCCGGTTTGGACTGCCAGCCAAGCAAATCGAAGCTCTTTAGATGAAGATGTAATCGAAGCTCAGAAGATTTCTGAAAGTTATATAAAGATTATGACTGCTGATTTTGTTATGTCTTTATCTAGAAAAATAGAAGATAAGATAGCAAACACGGGGAGATTTCATATAATTAAAAATAGATTTGGGCCCGATGGGATGACTTATCCTGCAAAAATTAATACAAATACAGGTTATATTGAAATTTACGATTCTGATTCTATTGGGGGTAAGGAACAACAAGAAAAAATTGACAATAGAAGTAAAATAACAAAACAATTATTGCAATCAAAATATGATGATTTGATAAATGATGGAGATACATAATGAGTGATACTAATTTTAAACTTTCAGATAATTTTATTAATAAATACAAAAGAAAAAAACCACCTTTTGGTTTTAATGGTTTAGGTGAATTAGTTTATATGAGAACTTATTCTCGTATAAAAGAGAATGGAAAGAATGAGCAATGGTGGGAAACAGTTCGCAGGGTTGTAGAAGGAACGTATTCAATGCAGAAAAATTGGATAGATTCTCACCAGTTGGGCTGGAATCCCTGGCAAGCTCAACGAAGTGCACAAGAAATGTATAATAGAATTTTCAATATGAAATTTTTACCTCCGGGTCGCGGCCTCTGGGCTATGGGTACGACAATTACAGAAGATAAGAAATTATATGCAGCACTTAATAATTGTGCATTTGTATCAACTTCCAATCTTAAAGATGATTTGTCAAAACCATTCTGTTTTTTAATGGATGCATCAATGTTAGGAGTGGGTGTCGGCTTTGATACAAAGGGCGCGGGACAAATGGAAGTAAAAGGTCCCAATTTAAATCGAACAGTTGAAACATATATAATTCCAGATACTAGACACGGGTGGATTGAAAGTATAAAATTACTTTTAGAAAGTTATTTTTTAGGAACACAAAAAATTAAATTTGATTACTCTAAGATTAGACTGGCGGGAGAGCCAATAAAAACATTTGGGGGAATCTCAAGCGGCCCAGAACCATTAGAAGATGCACATGAGGGTATAAGACAGACTTTAGAACAAGATGTTGGTAAGCCAATTTCAGTTACAACAATTGTAGATATAATGAATATTCTCGGCAAGTGTGTGGTTAGTGGTAATGTAAGACGAACGGCAGAAATTGTATTTGGTGATCCAAATGATGATGAGTATATAAACTTAAAAAATTATGAAATAAACAAACATCGAGAAAGTTATGGTTGGACTTCAAATAATTCTGTTTTTGCAGAAGTTGGAATGGATTATGAAGATATAGCTAAAAGAATTAATGATAATGGCGAGCCGGGATTTGCTTGGATGGAAAATGCAAAAAATTATGGTAGAATGGTAAATGGCAGAGATGGCGTAGATCATAGAGCTATGGGATTTAATCCCTGCGGTGAGCAAGTACTCGAATCTTATGAACTTTGTTGTCTTGTTGAAACGTTTCCAAATAATCATGATACGTTAAACGATTATCTGAGAACTTTAAAATATGCATATTTGTATGCAAAAACGGTAACTTTGGGTAAAACTCATTGGTCTGATACTAATAGAGTAATGTTAAGAAATCGTAGAATTGGAACGTCAATGAGCGGCATTGCGCAGGTCATTGCTAATAGGGGGTTAGAAGAGTTAAGACGTTGGTGCAATGATGGGTATGGGGAATTAAGAAAATGGGATGAAGTATATTCTGATTGGCTTGCAGTTCCTAGAAGTATTCGCCTTTCAAGTATTAAACCGTCGGGAACAGTTTCACTTTTAGCGGGCGCAACTCCAGGAGTTCATTATCCAGAAAGTAGATTTTATATAAGAAGAATTAGACTATCTAAATATTCTCCTCTTATTGAGCCTCTTGAAAGAGCAGGATATAAAATAGAACCAACATTTGGCTCCGAAGATTCTACTGTTGTGGTCGAAGTTCCAGTTGATGTTGGAAAGGGGGTACGAACATTAAAAGAGGTTTCTATGTGGGAACAATTATCACTTGCGGCGTTTTTACAAAAGTATTGGGCAGATAATGCGGTAAGCTGTACTGTAACATTTGATCCCAAAACGGAAGGTGATAATATAGTTAATGCGTTAAATTATTTTCAATATCAATTGAAAGATATTTCTTTTTTACCGAGACATGATGTTGGGGCTTATAAACAAATGCCGTATGAGCAAATTGATGAAAAAACATATAAAAAACGGGTTGATAGTTTGGGGAGACTGAGTTTTAGACAAGTAAAAGGTAATGAAGCAATTATAGATAAGTTCTGCGATGGAGATACTTGCGACGTAGAGTTCGAAGTTTTTAAATAAGTGTTGGTTTTATGCAAAAAATATATTAAATTATAGAGTTATGTATCAAAATATTTATTGTCAATTTAATAAGAATTCAAAGTATTCTACAATTCATTTGTGGGATGACAAAGTGGGATATCAAAAACTTACATATAAAAGGTATGCTTATATAAAGGATCCCTCAGGCACTTATAGATCTCTTTATGGAGATAAGTTGAAGAGGGTAACTTTTTGGACTAAAGAAGATTTAGAAAAAAATAAAGTTTTTGAAAGTGACATTCCGTTAGATACTAAATTTTTGATAGATAAATATGGTACGACAAATGAAATATCTACTAATCATAAAATTATGTGTATAGATATAGAAGTAGATTCTTCATCCGGATTCCCCAGCCCAGAAAAAACTACAAGTGAGATTATCTCAATTGCATTTTATGATAGTACCGATGAACAATATTATGCTCTGGTTTTATCAGATAAAATTAAATCTAATAAATATGATAATGTTACAGTTTTGGGATTTGATAGTGAAATAGAATTATTGCAAGCTTTTTTTCGAAAATATTTAAAAATTTCCCCCACAATCATAACAGGGTGGCATGTTGATGGGTTTGATATTCCATATTTATTTAATAGAACAACTATTGTTTTGGGGCATGATATAGCTACGTTATTATCTCCTATTAATATTGTAACGTATAATAAGAATAAAAAGAAATATAAAATAGCGGGAGTTTCTGTACTTGATTATTTGGCGTTATATAAAAACTTTACATTTAAACAACAACCTTCATATAGATTAGATTATATAGGTCAAATAGAAATAGAAAGTAAAAAAGTAGAATATGATGGGAGTTTAAATGATTTATATTTGAATGATATTGAAAAATTTGTTCGATATAATCTACAAGATGTTAAAATAGTAGTTGATTTAGATAAAAAGTTAGATCTCATAACTTTAGTAAGAGGTATAGCACATCTGGGCCACATATCATATGAAGATGTTTTTTATTCTAGTAGGTATATTGAGGGAGCTATGTTAGTCTATATGAAAGAGTTAAATGTGATAGCTCCTAATAAAATATTTTATGCAATTAATGAACGTCGAAATCAATATGCTGGGGCATACGTAAAAACACCTCAAGTGGGCAAGCACAATTGGGTATTTGATTTAGATGTAACTTCTATGTACCCTTCTATAATCATATCATTAAATATTTCACCCGAAACTAAGGTCGGAAAAATAATAGATTGGGACGTGAAGGCGGCGTTAAAGGGAGTAGATAAAAATTATACATTTATTGATAAAGATGGGCATACCGATAAGTTAACCTCTTCTGAAGTGAGTGACATATTAGCAAATAATAAAATTTCGATTGCAACAAATGGGGTTCTTTATAAAAGTGATAAAAAAGGACTTATTCCCGCTATTTTAGAAAAATGGATTGATGAGCGAAAGGAATTTAAAAACTTATTTGATTCATATAGAAGGGGGGGTGATCTCGAAAAAGCTGATTATTTTTATCGAAGGCAGCATATCCAAAAGATTTTACTGAATACAGTTTATGGAGTTTTTGGATTGCCCATTTTTAGATTTTATGATATTGATAATTCAGAAGCTACAACTTTGACGGGGCAAGAGTTAATAAAGTTTTCTCAAAAAACAATTAATTATAAGTATAATAAAGAATTAAATACTGAAAAGGATTATGTTGCATATATCGACACTGATTCTTGTTTTTCATCCTCGATGCCATTAATTAAGCACCGATACCCAACTGCAGATTTTAATGACGACGACTTTATGATTAAACAGACACTTAATGTGGCATCAGAAATACAAGATTTTTTAAATGAATCTTATAATTATTTTGCTGAAAGGTTTTTAAATATTAAAGATGGCCACCGATTTTATATTAAACAGGAAGTTATATCTAAAAGGGTGTTATTTGTAACTAAAAAGAGGTACGGCCAGTGGATTATAAATGACGGCGGGCAGCCATGTAATAAAATTGATATAAAAGGTTTAGATATAATAAAAAGTTCTTTTTCACCAGCATTTCAAAAATTAATGTTTAATGTATTGCAGGGTATATTATCAGATACAGATAAAAGTGAGATTGATAAAATTATTTTAAAGTTTAAAAAAGAAATGAAAACTTTTTCTGTTAGTGAATTGGCAACACCTACGGGAGTTAAGGGGATAGAAAAATTTATATATCGAGAAAAAAATGGTATTTTTACTAGATTAAAAAAGGGCGCGCCAATTCATGTTAAATCTGCAGTTAGATATAATGATTTATTAAAAACTTTTAAATTACAAAATAAGTATGAATTAATAAAAAGTCATGATAAAATTAAGTGGGTGTATTTAAGACAAAATCCTTATGGCATAAATAGCATCGCGATTAAAGGTTACGACAATCCCGATCAGATACTTTCTTTTATAGAAGAGTATATAGATTATAATAAAATATTTAAACAGGGTTTACAAAAGAAAATTAAAATGTTTTATGATGCACTTAAATGGAGCGACCCCGTTGATAGCCAAACATCATTAGAAAGATTTTTTTAATATAAAGCGGAGAATAATATGCAATATATAACAAGATCGGGAACGTTTGATTCAGGTCACCGCGTGATGGATGAGCGGATGAAATGTTTTAATCTTCACGGTCATACGTATCTTTATGAGTTGACTTTTTCATTCAATACGATGGAGGAGATTGGATATGCGATTGATTTTAAAGAGATTAAGAGGGTGGCGTGTCAGTGGATTGACGATCTGCTGGATCACGGATTTATAGCTAATCCTCAAGATACGACCTATATCGATGCCGCAAAGAAAGAAGGTAGTAAAGTATGGTTGATGTCATTAAATGGTGAGTGGGAATATTGCAACCCATCAGTTGAAAATTTGGCACGCGAGATATTTCTTGCAATGGAGATTTTATTTGAAGTGTATGATGATTTGAAGATCCACGAAATAAAACTTAACGAGACTCCAAAATGTTATACTGTATGTAATGCGGATTCTATTCTAGAGGTTGAAAGAGAATCTTTTAAAGAAGTGAATTATGAATTCATCCAGAAATATGCAGAAGAAAAGGGAATAGAGGAGTATGACAATAGAAAATTATAATAAAACATTACCAATACTAGAACTTTATAGATGCGTTCAATCTGAAGGCAGTCGCTTCGGAATACCAACTATAGCAGTGAGAACTACAGGCTGCACACATCGATGTTATTTCGGTGAAGGTGGGTGGTGTGATTCTTGGTACACGAGCATTCATCCAGAGAAAGGTAGATATGCATTTCAAGATATTGTCGATATATACAAACAGAATCCACACATTAAAGAAATGATGTTAACTGGTGGTTCGCCGAGCATGCATCCTGAATTAGTTAATGAGATAATGACGTTTGCTCACAAATGTGGTATTTTCGTCACAATGGAAACGGAAGGTTCTCACGCGATACAAACTGATATACCGATCGATTTAATCAGTTTGAGTCCCAAGTTTAGCAATTCTGTTCCTAAAATTGGAGCCGAAACTCCAAAAGGCAAAATAGTGGATCAGAAATTTGTTGACTTGCATAATAGATTTAGGTTAAATTATGATATGATTGAAGAACTGATATCATACCATTCAGATTATCACTTCAAACCAGTGTGGGATGGTACTGAAGAGAATATACGAGAAATAGAAGCATTTAGATTGCAATTGAATATACCAAAAGAAAAAACATATATCATGCCCGCCGGTGATTGTAGGGAAACGTTAATTGAAATGTATCCAAAAGTTTTTGAACTTTGTGCTGAACTTGGTTATAGAATGACGGGTAGAGATCATATAATAGCTTTTAATACTAAGAGAGAAGTTTAATGCAAATAGCATTTATCCCAACAGTTCATACGTTAGAAACTGATAATACAGATTATCATATGGCGTTGACTCATTTAATTTTAAAATATCCACATTATAAAGAATATTATAGCAATATTAGTGGATATATAATTTTAGATAATTCATTAATTGAATTAGGTGGTAGTGTTGATATAGAAACTGTTATTGAAGCGGCAGAAATGATAAACCCAAATGAAATAGTATTACCGGATGTGTTTTTAGATTGTGCTGCAACGTTAAAAATAACTGAAAAAACATTAAATAGATTAGATAAATTAGGTGTATCTGTCGAATATAAATTACAAGCAGTTGCTCACGGTAAGTCAAAAGATGATTGGCAATATTGTTGGAATGAATTAAGTAAAATTGATGAAATTGATTGTATTGCAATTCCTAAAGTAACAACCACAGTTTTTGGTCATCGCGGAGATGCAATTAAATATGCGCTTAAACATAATTTATTAGATAAGGAAATTCATTTATTAGGGCTGTGGGATACTATCACAGAATTAAAAAGTTATACTCCCAAACAAAAAAAAGCAATAAGAGGTATTGATACAAGTTTTGTTATACATAGTGCAATATCGGGCATGTCTTATTTAAGAAATGAATTTGATAAACCTGATTATAAGATTAATTTAGAGCATGAATATAAATTTGATAGTATGAAACTGTTAGAAGAAAATAAAAAGTTTGTACTTAATATTTTAAAATAGAGAATATAATATGAGAATAGCATTTACAGGCGCCCAAGGAACTGGAAAAACAACATTAATATCAAAGTTGAAATATACATTATCAAATTATATGATATATGATGAAGTCGTTCGTAAATTAGTTAAACGGACAGGTATATCGATTAATAGAGAAGCAGATGATTATTCACAAATAACAATTACAAATGAACAAGTAAGATTAGCTTCAGAATCATATTTTAAAAAAGAGAATGCACTATTTGATAGATGTATAATTGATTCGCATTCTTTTACAGAACATGATTATAAAGATGGCGTGGTTTCAAAAAAGACTTATAATTATAGTCAACAGATGTTCTTAATGGTTTTTAAGTATTTTCCATACGATTTAGTAATTTACATACCCCCTAAAATAGAGTTAGTAGAAGACGGCGTTAGAGATACAGAAATTATATATCGCGATGCAATTGATAAGATAATGAAACAACAAATATTAAGACGTGGGGTTATATCGCATACTTTAAAAAGTGTAAGCTTAGAAAATCGAATAGAAGAAATAAAATTATTATTAATGGAGTTCTAAATGATAAAAGAAAAAAAGATATATGGTCATTATGCTAATGGCAGTACACCAATGACAAAGGAAGACCAAAATAAAGTTATTGAAGAAGCCACAGAGGCTTATAGCATATTTATGGATAAATTAAAATTACGGAATTGGAGAAAAGATCCAAATAGTATGGATACTCCACGAAGAGTTGCTAAAAGTTTTGTAAAAGATTTATTTAATGGATGTTATATCGAGCCACCAAAAATAACTGCATTTGATAACGCAGATAAATATGGTGGTATAGTATTCCAAGGAAATATAACAGTTCATTCAATGTGTAGCCATCACCATTTACCTTTTGTAGGATATGCTCATGTAGCGTATATTCCAAAGAAAACAGGTAAAATAATCGGTTTATCAAAAATGAATCGAATCGTTGAATATTATACTCGTCGGCCACAAGTGCAAGAAAATTTAACTGAACAGACACATAAACATTTAGATGATGTTATTGGTGATAATTTAGGAGTTGCGGTTATGATTGAAGCAACTCATTTTTGTGCAAAACTCCGCGGAGTAAAACATAGTGGCGGTGTTATGAAAACATCAAAATTATCAGGAGTATTTTTAGACCCATCTGATCATCCAGAAGGTAAAGATGCTCGCCAAGAATTTTATGATTTTATTAAAACAATGAAAAATGAAAATTAAGGAGAAAAAAATGAAGAAAAAAGCAGTCATTAGTATTAGCGGCGGAATGGATTCTACAGGATTAATGCTTCATCTATTAAGGAAAGAATATGATGTGCATGCACTAAGTTATAATTATGGTCAAAAACATAGTTTAGAGCTTAGTCGTGTTAGTGATAATTTACAATACCTTAAAACAGAAGGACATAATATTCCGTATACAGTTCTTGATTTATCAACTGTAATGGGGATGTTTAATTCAGCGTTAACACGAGAAGATTTTAAGGTTCCTGAAGGGCATTATGAAGAAGATAATATGAAAGATACAGTAGTACCTAATAGAAATGCTATTTTTACATCAATAGCATATGGGCATGCCTTAACGCTATCGACCGACACGGATTCAGATGTTATTTTATGTTATGGTGTTCATACCGGCGATCATGCCGTATATCCAGATTGTCGTCCGGAGTTTTATGATGCTATTGAACATGCATTTAAGATTGGTAATTGGGGATCTGAAAGAGTATCATTTTATACGCCATTTTTAGATGGGGATAAATATACAATTTTAAAAGATTCACAGAAGTCATGTGATGTGTTAGGCTTAGATTTTGATACAGTTTTTGCAAATACAAATACCTGCTATCAACCTAACGAGTTTGGCGAATCATGCGGTAGATGCGGATCTTGTAATGAGAGAATTGAAGCATTTGATAAGTTAAAAGTTGCCGATCCGATACCATATGTTAATAATTGGTATACTATTTTAGATGAAGCTCGCAAGGTGAAAGCGGTATACCAGATGCAACCATCTAATATTACTTAGCGAATAATGATAAATATGAGCGATTTTATTGAAATGTATTGTGGTATGATATTATATCCCATCCAAATTAATAAACAGGCAGGTTTTAAACTATCTAATAGTATGACGATTTTATTTAAAGATAGTTTTATTACAAAAGTTGCCTCTAATAAACTTATACGACATTATAAAAAGATCGGTATAATACCACTAAAAGGCTATAGTTAATGTTTTTAAATCCTAAACAAGCAATTGATGAAGGCTGGCTTCGTGGAGTTCCATTAGATCACGTTCAGCCAAACGCTGTTGATATTAGAGCGAGTGAACTTTATAAAGTTCGCAAAGATAGTGATTTTGAATTATATCATGAAAAGAAAAGTCACCGAGCTAGAGATAAGGTAGACGACACTGCAGAAGCTTTATGGTCGTTAAAAAGTAATAATGTTTATGATTTTGTTTCTCCGGCATATGTAGAAATGCCCGACGGAGTTGTGGGATGGCTTGTTACAAGATCTACTTTAAATAGAAATGGTGTTTTTGTTTTAAGTGGGCTTTATGATTCGGGGTTTAAAGGTCATATAAATGGCATGCTTTATAATTTAATAGGTCATACATTAATACAGCCCGAATCTCGAGTAGCTCAATTTATAATGGCTTCAAGTGATAGTTTTGGAAAGTATATGGGTGGTTATAATACTGATGAAGGTCAATTACCGGAGCAAATGGGATGAAAAAAACTTTATATGATAGATATCCTAGAACTGCTGATAAAGGTATTAAGGGAGAAAGATGGTTATTTGAAAAATTAGAATCATGTAATCAGTATATTACTGTTAAAGATTTCACGGATGTGTATTTTATGCAAAAGAATGGAATAGATGGATCAGTATATAAAACTTCTTGGTATCGCCCTTATTATTTTGATTGTAAGCATAATTTAATAAAAGAAAAAGATGGTTCGTTTCTTTTATATTTGGAGTGGGCTAAAAAGCGTAGCCGGCCCGGGTGGTTTCGAACATCAAAAGCAGATAGAATTTATCATGTGAGTGTTAATGATAATATTTCAATTTTTTATGATCTTAAAGAATTTCGAAAGTTAATAAGGAAAGAAATAACAAAAGGAACTCTTAAACCTAGATATAAAAAGCGCTCTCCGAGAGAACAATTTTTATTAATCTCTTCGAAAGATGCGCGATTTAAAGAGTTGTTTAGGTTTCAGTTTTGAAGTAATGATGAATAAAAATAAATTAGAAAAATTTATATTAAAATATAATCTTGGGGGTAATATTGAAAGTACTAAATGGTCTGTTTCTAATGATCAATTAATTACAATATTTATTACGCCAGATAAATCGTTAATGGGAAAAGTTACTGTAGAAAATTTTTCTTTTGAAAATGCAACTTTTGGTGTTTTTTCTACATCACTGTTAAGAAGGTTGTTAAATACTTTAGGCGATAGTATAGATTTAATATTACAAAAGATAGATAGTAAACCCGTATCTCTTGAAATTAAAGATACTAATGCGACAGTAAGTTTTATGCTAGCTGATTTAGCAGTAATTGCATCACCTCCCAAATTATCAAAGCTACCCGACTTTGAAACTAAAATTAAGATGGATAATAATACTATAAATACTTATATAAAAGGAAAAAATGCATTAGCGGATGTTAATACTTTTACAATAGTTAATGATGAGAAACTTCAATTGGTAATAGGGCAGTCTACACACAATACAAATAGAGTTTATATTCCTGTTGAAGGTATTGAAGTATTTTTATTTGATAATTTTAGTTTTAATGCTGATATATTTAAAGAGATTTTATTAGCTAATAGAGAATGCGAAGTTGCAATTTTAGAAATTTCAAATCAGGGGTTAGCTCATATTGTATTTAATAGTGGGGATTATAAATCAGAATATTTTTTAACGGCTATTGTAGATTTAGATTAATATGAAAATAAAAAACGAACATTTTATTTGGTGTGAAAAATATAGACCTAAAAATCTTTCTGAATATATAGGAAACGATCATTTGAAAGAAAAGGTTCAACAATATATTGATACAAATGATATACCTCATTTATTATTATTTAATCGCAATCCCGGAGTTGGTAAGACCTCTTTAGCTAAAATTATTGTTAATAATATTGACTGTGATTATTTGTATATTAATGCATCTGATGAACGTAATATTGATACGGTGCGAGATAAAATTAAAACATTTGCATCTTCTGTTGGATTTAAATCGTTAAAAGTTATTATACTTGATGAGAGCGACGCGATCACACCCCTCAGCCAAGCCGCACTTAGAAATGTTATAGAAACATTTAGCAAACACACTCGCTTTATATTAACATGTAATTATGTAGAACATATAATTGATCCTATTCAATCAAGATGCCAACTTTTTAATATAGTACCACCATCAAAAAAGAATGTTGCTATTTATTTAAGAGAAATCTTAGAGAAAGAAAATATTACTTTTAATTTAGATGATATAGCTCTTATAGTTAATTCTAAGTATCCGGACATTAGACAGATAATAAATTCTGCTCAACGCCAAACTATAAATAATAAGCTATGTCTTGATAAGACGTCTATTATTCAAAGAAATTATAAACTTAAGCTTCTTGAACTATTAACTACTTCTGGAACCTTTAATGAAATAAGGCAATTAATCGCTGATAACTCAGTTTCAGATTATACTGAATTATATAGATTTCTTTATGACGCCGCGGATAAGATCGCACCCAATAATGCTCAAGTAATAATTATTGAAATTGCAGAAGCTCAGTATAGGGATCACTTTTCTGTAGATTCAGAAATTACGTTTATGGCATTAATTGCTAATTTATTAACTATAATCGGGAGAAAATAATGATTAAATCACCAGATTTTTCAAATACAAATACACAACAAACGAATCTTTATGATCAAATAGATTTATCAACTACAACTTCGATTCACTGTGAAGAGTGCGAAGGTAAAGCATTTAAACAAACACTTTTGTTAAGGCGATTATCTTCTATTATATCTCCCACAGGTAAAGAGATTGTAATTCCAATATCGGCATTTGCTTGCGAAACTTGTGGAAGGATAGCGCATCAGTTATTTGAAAGCGAATTTCAATTGTAGTTATGCCCTTATATGAATTTATATGTCCGATATGCGGTTATGAAGAAGAGCGGTTACAGTCGCTGTCGGATTCAATGCCGCATTGCAACACGTGTTTTGACGAAATAAAAATGGTAAAGAAAATATCTGCAACATCTTTTGTTTTAAAGGGATCCGGATTTTATAAAACTGATTATGTAGATAAAACATCTGATAAAGCAAAATGAATATTTTTGATTGGTTAAAGGAGATTCGCACTAAAAAGCGACCCTGGGATAATTTTAGTGCGAATGATCAAAAGG